GTAAAGCTGCCCGGGTGCTTGATTGCGGATTTTATCCAGTTGCTCATTTGCTCAACCTCTTGAACACGTGCTGCTTCAAACTTCCTTTCGGCGTGGCTGCATCCCACTCAGCCACTTTCTTCTTACCGCCGAGAGCCTTCAAGCCCGATGGGGAATGACCCCACCGAGCCTGTTGGACAGACTTCCAAGGCAATTTAGAGAGCCGCCACGACGTGATACATCAAAGCGACGCGCACCGTACCATCTCCCAAGGTCAAAGCAGGAGTGGTGCCAGCGAGCTTCAATTCAAGGCCCAGGTTGACGTTATTTGCGCTGGCGATTGCAGCCTGCGTAACCGATGGCCCCTGCGTGATGTTGGTGTTAGCCGTCTGATCGACCAATCCAGTTGCCGACGGCGCGATCAAAGCTGTGGTTTTGCCGGTGTATTCCAAGCGGAACGTGTTGTCCGAGTTGCCGATGGTGTAGGCCGTAGCGCCGAAGATGTAGTCCAGCGTCAAGCGATCGGCTACCGCCAACTGTCCTGCACCCGGAGCGGGCACGATGTTGATGGCCGTGGTCTGCAATGCCTTCAATTGCGCCGAGGTCAGCGTGGTGATGGCAATCTGCGAGGTGCCAGGAGCCGTGCGGTAATCCAGAATCGCGCACAACGGCCAGTTCGAGCGCGCCGTATTGATCTGCGCAGTCGTAGCCGAGCACGCCGGGTCAATTACCACGACACCGCCGCCCTTGGCCGTCGCATCGATGCAGGCCTCGTACAAACCGCCTGACGAGGATGCAACCTTGTCGCCTTGCCCGTGCGCGTTGGCCGTGTTGCCGGTGATCGAAGCAGCGCCGTTGGCTTGCCCGAGCGTGCAATTGGCAACGCTAGTCAGCGTCACGTTCTCAGCGTTGGCGCCAGAACCGATGCTCACAACGTTGTTGGCCGCAAACGGAATTACGGTGCGGCCATCGAGCAGCCGCGCCACACCCTGGAAAATGTTCATGGTCTGCGGAGACGCGGAGGCATACGGACCGCCTACCAGTTCCGAGAACCAAGTGTTGTACTGCGATGCTACGAATACGCCTGCGGTATAGCTATTCTGCGATGGCATGTCTTTACTTCTCCTTTGTGAATCGACTTATTCTGCTGAACACATGGCCCTTACTGAACTTGCGACACCAATCCGCTGGCGCGATCTTTCCTTCGACAATTTGGCAGGAATTTGGTGGTTCAAAGTGCTTGCACTGGCTGCAATGATTCGGACCCTTCGCGGGATGCTCGTAACCAACGCTTGATTTCTTCAGTTTGTCCACGAAGCCACTTCCTAAACTCCTGCATGGCAAAGAATGCCCAGATCGGCGATCGCCAGAAGCGCGCCATCCCGTTGATTGCGAACCGGCTCATCTCCCACTTGAACGCGTAAAGATAGGAATGCGCATTGTTCACCGCAGGCCACGGACGCCAGTAGGGATTGCCACGCGAGAAACGCGGCTGCGTTGGAAGGCTAGGCTTGGTCATCCATCCCACCGCCCAAACCAGCCAAGTCGCCTGTAATTGCTTCGCCGGTCTCGTCATCCGGCTGCGTCTCGTTGTGCTCTTCATCCGGCATGTGCTGCGCCATGTGCGCGTGCATCATGGAAGCGTTCTCGTGATGGTCTTCCATCGGCTGCCCACCATCGCCATGGTGCGTGTGCGTCACGTACTTGCCGCCGCCAACGTGGAAGGCATGAACGCTGTGAACGCCGGTCGAGGGATGCGCTTCGGTCTTGGGTTCAGCGCCGTGCTTTTGCGAGGCTGGCATACCCTTATCGGGCTGTTTCGCCTTGGGCATCTCTTTACCAGGCTTGTTGGCCGGATGCGCCTTGAGATGGCCTGAAACGTATTTGCCTTCATGCATTGGCATGGATCTGTTCCTCCACTCTCTCGTTTAACTTGTCTGCGGAATCTTTGGCCTGGCTCGGCATCGTGCGCGCCGATAATTGCGCCTTGAGCGATCTGAATCCTGACCGGATGTTGCGTGCTGCCTGATTCGCTTCGGTGCGAGCCTTGGCCAGCTTCTTAACCTGCTCTTCAGTCATTGCGGGAGGCGTGTCGGGACCACGCAGCATGTTCGCTGCTTCCCGATGGCCGGAACGTTCGAGCAGGCAAGCGAGTAACGTGCGATTCTCTTGTCTCAGGCGAGCGTTTTCAGCTTCTAGATAGCGGGATTTAAAGAACATTACGCAGGATAGATAAGGTGTTCTTTGAACTTAGACGCTGCGATCATCGCAGCCCGCCTAAATGCATTCCTGTTGACTGTCGTAACCTCAAATTGAAAGGAATGCACGTAATCGGCGGATTTATATCCCAAGAACGCTACATATCCAGTAGGCCCATCGGCGCCGTAGACTGGAATTATCAACTGACCAGTACAAGAAACATCCAGAGGTTCAATTCCCTCCATCACATGGGAAAAGTCCATGGATTCTAACTTTAACGTCAATTCTTGTAACCTTTTTTCCGCATCCATCGCAGTCGCCCTCCACCAGTAGGCTTACGCGATGCTGCGTGTTGCTGCAAGAACTTCTTTGCCAGAATCGCTCGGTTGGTCGCGTCCACGCCTTCCTGCTTCATCTCCGCAACGCGCTCTTTCAATTGCTCAGTAACAGGAATCTCCTTGGCTCCCAACATGGTCTTGAGTCCATAGCGCCAAGCATCGTACGGATCGTCACCATCAACCTTGAGCACGTCTTCGAGATTGTCTTCGTCGCGTACCAGAGTGGGCAAGCAGCGAATCAGTGCAGGGCACGCGTTCGATATGAAAGCTAGACCCGAGTGCAACATTTGGTAGCACAGCCGGGCGCCACCGATGCGGTCGTTGTCCGCGGGCGTTGGCCTGGGTAAGCCATTCGCTGCCAGTGCGTCTCCGATCTGCTCGGCAACGGTGTTCTGGTTCCCCCGCTTGGCAAACGCGTCTGGTGACAGGAAGATATGCTTGATATTCTCGCCTTTGCTCATCTCGGCTATCCGCAAGCCAAGATCGCTCTCGCCCACTGAGGCTTTGCAGAGCTCTCGATAGGTAATAACGCGATCGTCGTCCTTCGCGTGCCAATACACCGCCGCAGGATGAACAAAACCCCAGTCGATTGAGACCCACCGCGGCCACCAGGGTTTTAACTCCAGATGCTGGCTAGAAACGGTCATCTTCTCTTCTGCCCAGATGTCGAAGTACTGCCCAGCGAAGATGTCCCATGAGCCTTCCAAGAATGGCTTACGCATATCGTCTGGAAGTGTTTGCAGTTCGTCCCAATAAGTCTGCGTTAGATGGGCCAAGTTATCGCTAGCCTTAGCTTGGACAAATGCGAATTGGTCAGCGAGAGGCACCAGTTCCGACGGAAAATCCCGGTCGATCCAAAGCTTTTTAACCCAAGCATGGCCCAAACCGCCTGGATTGGTCGCTGCTGCAAATTTGGTGTGAACGATTCCCTTCCATCTTTTTCTCGTTCGCAGGAAGTCAAAAACCTTCTTATCGTTCTTTGTAAGCTCATCAATGGCGATTCCAGCAAACTCAGCGGAAACATACTTTGCTGGGTCATCCAGGTTACGAAGAGCAATTATGCCGCCCCCATGCTCGGGATTAAGCTGGAAGTTAACGCCAGTCCTGCTATCCATCGACAGGTTGCCGAGCTCACGAGGAAATTCATACTTGATCTTTGCAATTTGGCGATCTGCAAGGGCTGGATACGACTCGCAAAACAAGCCGACCATAACATTGCGGAGATGATGCTTTTCATACAGCCATTTGAGGTAGTAAACCAGCCACCATCGCAGGATGTAAGACTTGCCCCCACCCATCGCCCCACCGTAAAGAACGTAGTCATGCGACTCAATCGCTCGAAAAAATTCCTTTTGGCGATCAGTTGGGTCGATCGTCTCGAATAGCGTCTTGGATCTTTTCGGGGAAGTCGGATATTCCGAAGGTGTCGCCATTGGATTCAGATGTTTCGATCTTGTCTTTCTGTTTGAGGAATTGCTTGCCCATCCACACCATCATGGTGCGATCGCCACTCATTGCTACTTCTAACTGCTTTGCTTGCAAACAGCCGTCACGTCTAACTCGCCCTTTTCGCAGAGCATCCGAATAATTTAGATACAAGGTACTGATAGCGACATCGAAATAGTCTGCAACCCATTCAACCGTATAGCCTTTTGAAATCCATTCGCTAATTTGGGCTTCATCCAGTTTTATCGGAGGCCGACCACGCTTGGCGAGGCTCACTGGATCACCGCATTGTTGAGAGTGGCGTGGGAGACTGCGGCAATGCTAGTAATAGCTGGTGTTTGTCCGCTGTCGTTGCTGATAATGAGCGAAGATACGTTTACTGGCTCGAAATTGGCGAGCGTCAACTGATTCAGGCAAGCCAAATCGCTATCATTCCATCTCGTATCAGGAGTGCCAATAATCGCCCCTGTGCTACCATTGTCTGCCAGAATAATGCCGTAGTTTCGGAATCCCTGAATGATAATGGCGGCTTGCGGACTAGTGGCCGCGCAGGATGGCGTCGTTACTGATGCTTTAAGGCGGTAAATTTCACCTGCGGGCGCAGACCACGTACACGAAGCAGGAGGAGACGATTGAGAAATCTGCTGCCGAGCCAGCGAATCACAGGAACCCACACCCGCCGATTCGGTTCCAGGCCATACCCAATAATTAACCATGTGGTTTATGGTGAAGCGCGTGGGGTGCTGTACCGCTCCTGTCGGCACTGATGGGGTTCCCAATCCAATGACCTCATCGGCATTCAGGAGCAGGGGAGCTACCGGAAGTCCCGCCGCATCGCTTGTGCCGCCTCCCTGCGGAGTGAGCGCGTTGGAAGTGGTATCGGACCAAAGGGCATTTGAACCGTCTGTCCAGTTACCGCCGCCAGCAGGCTGTGCATTCCACATTTCATATAGCCCCGGATTATTCCCGCCGCCCGCCTCAAGGTATACGAGCACGTGCATATCGCAGCATCCCCCGCTGCCATCCGGCATGGCGTTGGATGTATCTTCAATCGGCGCATTCGCGGGGATTGGCCCAGAAGTGAAATAGGACTGATATAAAGTCGTGGTCACGGTAACACTGGCTTGGTTGTAGGGCACCTCAATCACCGGGATTCCGTTAGGTGTGTCTCCGATAACATCGCCGCCAAAGAAAGGCTTAATCGTTGAGGATGTATAGGCGCTAGGAATGGGAGCCGCCGGAGAGGTATCGACTGGCAGGCTAGTGGTCGCTGCATCCACACGATGATGGAAAATAGAGTTGGAAGGGAAAATCCCGGACAGAAAAGCATTGCTTCCCGCGATTCCAAAGATAATCGTCTGGGTGGCCGTTGCTGCCTGAGCATCGGTTGCGATGAACTGGACCCCATAGCTGCCCTGCCCGCCAATCTGCGAGCTTGAAACAACTCCCGTGGAAGAATTGAGTGCCATGCCTTCTGGAATGGGCGCATTAGGTAGTGAGGTAGAAAAAGCGTAGGTGTAGGGACTCGTGCCACCTGTCGCTGCAATTGTGCATCCCGCGTAAGTTCCGTATTGCGTTCCCGCAGGGCAAGAACTGGTGGTGATGGACAATGCGGTGGCGGCAATCGTCAGCGTCACACCAGAAGAAGATGCGGTAGAACTGTTTTGGTCAGTAACCCGGAAAGTAAGAGGCGTGTTCAGTACGTTTACCGAGGGCGTGCCGCTTACCAGACCACCAGACGCAAGACTCAATCCCGTAGGAAGCGTTCCCGCTGTAAGCGCCCAGGTGTAAGGGCTGATCCCGCCAGATGCCAGAATCTGGTCGCTGTAAACCGTCCCATTGAATCCTTCCGGCATGGAAGTAGTCGTCACTACTAAGGTCGCGGGGGATAGCGTCGAATAAAATGAACTGAGTGTGGCTGCGGCTGCATATACCGTTCCATCGGTAGTCCAGCTTGCGTTTTCTGCGGTTGCCGTCGTCTGGATCTGATAGGCCGATGCCACTCCTTGTCCCGTTGTTCCATTGTTCTGAATGTTATCAATCCGCGTGAATGGGGAAGCGATCGTACTATTCCCCGGAGTCCCATTCCCGATGCAGGAAATCAGCAGTTCATTGGCATTGGTGGGAGTGATGCTCCCCGTGGTCAGATTCGTTCCGCCATTGGTTTGCGAACTATTCTGCTAGTCTGGACCTGAAGCTACTCCGCTGAAAGCTGCTACAGCTACCGCAGCCGCAAATCCGTTCTGCGCCGTGATTGTCTCGTTGGAAGGCAGCGCAGTCGGGAAGCTGATCCACAACTCGGTTGAATCGTCACCGTCCTCGCTTTGCTTTCGAGCCAATAGCCAGTTATTAGATCCAGAATCCGAAATAGGAGTAGCCGGCAGTCCAGCGGTGGAGGCCGCATAGCAGACCGATAACATGCAATGAGTGCATGAACTGATATCGATGGCCGTAGTGGTGAACGCAGTATTAAGCACGGTCGATTGTGCCACCGTATGGGCCACCAGAGAAGCCTGCCCGAAGGCTGGTACTGCGGTTAGCAGCAGAAATAGAAGAGATCTCTTCATTGGATAACATTAGCCCTGCGCCTTACCACGCCTCCGCCACCACTCGATGCTTTCAATGTCACCACCGCCATGATCCACGCATTACCACCAGTAGTTACAAAGGGAGCAGTTACTCCAGATTGCGTGCTCGTATAGGTGCGATCTTCCATTCCAGCTATACCATTGCTTGCCCCTGAAGGAACCTGTGTGACATTTCCGAATCCAGTGCCCGCCGAGTAAGTGACGCTCAGTTGCTCAATGGTTGCGAATACGACGGCTACCTCATTGGCCGAGGTGGTGGTGTAAGCACTGGAGGTAATCGTCCCACCCGTGAAGGCTCCAGTCGTGGAAGCATGGACATCGACCAAAGAGCCGGTGTTGGCTCCTGAATATTGCCTAACTGCCATTCCTACATAACGAACGGTGCCCGATGATGGCGTGATCTTATAAACGTTGCTGGCGTTACCGGCAGAACTGGCTATTGTGGAACAATTCAGAATGGTGCTGCCATCGTCCACGTTGACCTGTGAGACAAAAGTGTCAAGCGCCGTGTCGGACCAAGTAAGAGTTATACCTGTATCGGAAACACGAGCGCAGGCAATGACGCTGTTTGTTGCCGTGGTACTGACTGCATTGGTCGAAAAGTTGGCAAAGGTGGAACCTGTCGTATCGCCGCCCACTGCCGTATTCACGAGAGTTTGCCCATGTGCGTCTATGCAAAGGAATGCGAGCGCGAGTGTTAGTGCAAGATGCTTCATTTAGAACGTGTACTCGACAATCATGCTGATTGAAGTTCCCGTAAGAGTTCCACTCATGGCTGGGGTAATCCCCGTGCCTGTCGTCCAGTTAGCATTTGAAACTGTTCCAGTCGAGCTATAAGCCAAGCTGCTCCCACAAGTGAGCGCCCCGCTCAAGATCGTTGTGCCTGTGCCCGCGCTGCCGAAGGTCGGATTTACTGTGGTCGTGTTGCTGGCGTTGTCGCTGCGGCACTTCACGGCGGTAATCGTGCGCGTCACGCCAGAATCGTTGTAGCAAGAATTATTTGAGATGGCATCATCGCCCGATTGAAGCGCGAAGCTGGTGCCCGAGCCGCCCCATAGTTCGGTGCAGGAGCCTTTGGAGTACTGCGCGGCTAGCTGTGTTGCCGTCACGGTCGCGTTCGCCATCTTCGCGCCAGTTACCGCATTCGCGGCAATCGTGGTGGCCAGTGCTCCCGCCGAAGTTGTAACGTCTCCCGTCAAGGCGGGGAACCTGCC